GAGATGAAGGCGCAGGTCAATGAGCGATTGATTGTGAAGGATAATCCTGCACTTCGTTACTTCCAGTGACCTGTAAGGGAACTTATTTCCAAAACTAAAGTATTGAACAAAGATCACTATTTGTAAAGGGAGGAGCAATGTCGCTTCTCCCTAACTTTTTATATATCAATGAATGAAGAAATTTGGAAAGATGTAGTTGGCTATGAGGGATATTATCAAGTGTCTAATCTTGGGCGTGTAAGGAGCGTTGATAGATGGATAACTAACTCAAGAGGTGCAAGACGTGTTCAGAAAGGTAGATATGTAAATCTACAAAAGCATTATCAAGGTTATCGAGTTGTGATGTTATGGAAAGGTTGCAAGTACAAGGTATTTAGAGTACATCGTATTGTAGCCGATTCATTTATTCCTAACCCTCAAAATTTACCTGAGATTAATCATAAGGATGAAAACAAGACTAATAATTGTGTTAATAATTTAGAGTGGTGTGATAGAAAGTATAATGTGAATTACGGCACACTGAAGGAACGAGGCAAAGCTAAAAGATGTAAAAAAGTGATTTGTAAAGAAACAGGTCAAATATTTCTTTCTTCGGGTGATGCAGCAAAGTGGTTACAAAGTGAAGTTTCTAAATCTATTGCTTGCTTACGTAGAAGTATATATGACTCTATAACCAATAGGCGTAAATCTTATGGATATCACTTTGAATATGTAAAAGTTGACAAAAACTAAGGTCCATACATTATAGTAGTAGAAATAAAATTAAAAGACTATAATTATGGCTTTGGATCTTAGTAAATTGACTGCATACGTAGATGAGCAAAGACTTCCTTTGCTTCGTAATGCTGTTATTGGTTCACGTACCGCTAAAGAGTTCTATCTAATGACTGGAGTTAAGGGTACGACTGCGTTGAACCTTTTGGACACAAGTGTTAAACTGGGTGCTGCTGCTTGTTCTTGGAACCCTACAACTAACCAATCTCTTTCACAACGTAATCTCGTTCCTGGTTTTGTTGAAGTTCAAGCTTCTTACTGTGACAAACAGATGCAGAAATACTGGATGAATGAGCAAATCCGCATAGCTGCAGGCCAAAAGACTCTGCCTTTTGAAGAGGAGTTTATTGCAGGTGTTGTTGAAGGTGTGAAGGCTAATCTTGAGAAAAGCTTATGGCAAGGAGATGTGACGAAGGCTGCTACAAATCCTAACATTGGTCAGTTCGATGGTATTATTAAGATTGCTGATGCAGCTGATTTGGCAGCTACTGTAGAGTATGCAACTGGTGCGACTATCAGTTCTATCGTTAATGATGTATATGCAAAGATTCCATCTGCAGCTTTTGAGAAGGGTGAGGTAGTTCTTTATATGGGTTCAGACTCTTATCGTAAGCTTATTCAGGAATACATTGCAAATTCCAACATTGTAGTAACCAACACTATGAATGACGTTGGTATGCCTATGGATATTCTTATTCCTGGCACTAACGTTCGTATTATCCCTGTAGCAGGTCTTGATAACACAGGTCGCTTCTTCGCTTCCTACAAAGACAACTTTGTTTATGGCACTGATATGACTGGTGACGAAGAAAAGTTTGATATGTGGTATTCAAAAGATAATCAGGAGTTTAGACTTGATATCCAGTTTACTGCAGGTGTTCAGATCGCTTATCCAGATATGGTAGTAACTGCAAAAGAACAACAATAATTAACAAGTTCAATTAGTTAATCAAAAGAGGGTGGGCCCAACACCCACCCTCTTTTATTAAAGAGACTTAAAGATAAATAAAGACTATAAAAATGGCAGCATATAATTCTTGTACAGGTGGAGCAGTAACGCTCACAAGTATTGATGCGAGATGTGATGGCTCAGTTGGTGGTATCAAGCGTATCCTTATTGCTTTGAAGGATGATGTAACGATTACCATTAGTGATACTTCTAATGAGCTTCAATACGTTACAGATATCAAACTTGCAGCTTCAAAGAAGTTTGAGGAGTGGAAATTCAGAAAGAACACAGGTTCATATACATCTACATACGAGTCAGACCCAACGATTGGCAACGACACTGTTACAACTGAGGTCAATCTTCAGTTCTCTCGTGCAGAGGTCAATAAGAGACTTGCTATTCAGTCAGCTCTTAACGCTAATGCAGTTGTTATCGTTGAAGATATGTATGGACAGTACATCTTACTTGGTAACGAAAACGAAGTCAGCGTAACAAGTGCAGTAATGCAATCAGGAACAGCTACTGGAGACCTCAGTGGTTTCACACTCACTTTCCAGGACATAGCTACTGAGATGCCTCACTTCATCGACACTACTAAGGTTGATATCGACTCTCTGCTCGTAGGTGCATAACAATTGTTTTGTTTGATTTGATTTGATTTGTTTAGAGGAGACTTATAATGAGTCTCCTCTTTTTTGTGTGTTTATAATTATTAAGAATTGGACACGGGCCAAGTTTTGATATAATATATATAATATACTCTATTTTCGTCCCGTGTCCAATTCTAAAAAGATCTTAATGTAACATCTTTTGTTGCTTACTTTATAGTTTTTGACATTATATTTACAGATAAGTTATAATATGAACGAAGAAAAAATGATTACGCATTTAGATCTTTATAGTCTGTTGCCTCAGTCGGTTACAGTGCCTGAGATAGTAGATAAGAAGTCAGGGAGGGCGTATGTAAACTGGGGAGAGAACAACAAGTTGCCTCAGTACTTGTGGGATACGTATCTTACCTGTTCTGATTTGCAGACGCTTATCAATAGGACGGTCGATTATGTTAATGGTTCGGATATAGAGATTACGAAGCCAGATACGATGCTTACAGAGGATGATTCGTTTGAAGATGTAGTAACAAAGTCGGTATTTGATTACATCACGTTTGGAGGTTTTGCTGTAGAGTGTATAAGGAACTCGAGAGGTGATATAGTACGTGTCAACTATCTTAATGTAATGAATGTGAGAGTAAATGAAGGCTTGACAACAGCTTATATCAGTAATTGTTGGGGCAGTTGGAGTGGAAAGAATGTTGTAGAGTTGCCTTTATATGACAAGAATGAGCTGCAGCCCCACTTCATCTTCTTTTACAGAGGAGCGATAACACGTAATATCAACCCTATTCCTATCTGGTTTGCAGGTCTTAAGTCGGCTCAAGTATTGAATGAGACACGTAATTACAACTTAAGAGAGATACAAAACAACTTCTCTCCTAACGTGATAATAGCTCTTAACGGTGCAACTATTAAGTCTAACGAATTGAAAGAGATCAAAGAGAAGATATCTCATCAATATGAAGGTACCGATAATGCAGGCAAGACAATGCTTATCAACAATACCAACTCAGATGGCAAAGTAGAAGTGACTCGTTTAGAAGCAGATAAAGCAGCTGATGTGTATAGAAACGTACAAGAGAGTTCCCAAAAAGACCTTCGTATGGCTTTTGCAATGAATGAAGCACTTCTTGGTATCAACTATTCGTCTGGTTTCCAGGCTATTGAGTATGAAAACATATATAAGTTATATCAATCAACTATTATCAACCCTTTGAGAGGCAATGTTAAGAAAGCGTTTAAGAAGATAGGTATAGATATTAACTTCATTGATAAAAAGATTGAATGGGAATGATTAAGACATTACTGATAAGTGAGACAACGTTGAAGACGTATAGTGTTGTGAATGAGAACCTTGATAGTAAGTATCTCTTATCGACTATACAGATGACTCAAGGGGTCGACTTAGACACTCTTATAGGAACTGCTTTAAGAACTAAACTGGAGAGTCTCGTTCAGAGTGGTGAGATAAGAGGTGATGCTAACAAGATGTATAAAGAATTGCTTGATAACTATATTACTGATTATCTGATATATAAATGTCTTGCTAATCTACAACTTGCTATCAACTATAAGAACTCAAACAGTGGTACTTATTCCAACGATGACGAAAGGAAGAACCATCTTGAGTATCGCAATCAGCAACTATTGACAGAGCAATACAATCGTAATGCTTCAGCTTATGCAACGAAGATAACTGACTATCTGACTGCTAATGTGAGCTCGTTTCCTGAGTATAGGAGATGTACCAACTATAGAGTGGCTGAAGATGAACAGTTATGTGGTATTTATTTTGAATCGGAACCTTGCAAATATAACTACATAGGTAAATGAACCTTTATCAGTTTGTAAAAAATATGGAACGTATCTCACTGCTTAATACAGGAGTAGTGAGTTTCGCTGAAGGAGATGTATATGACAAACTCAATCAGAGTGGTCAGACATATCCTAAGATTGTATTGACTCTGAACAACTTGACTGATGCAGAGGAAGGTCGTAAGACGGTTGATTGTACACTGTTTTACATCGATAGATTGACCGATAATGAAGATAATAAACTATCCATCCAATCGGTTGGCGTTACCGTGTTAGATCAAATAAAAACGCGGTTAGAACAAGAATATATCGACTGGGACTATACAGCAGATCAATTCACTCCCTTCACAGAGAAGTTTGCGGACCTATGTGCAGGTGTATTCACTTCAACGACTATTGAGATGAATATGGGGAATGTATGTGAAGAGGAAGGGGAGTATAAAGAGAAGATACTTCAGATATATCATCCTGGTACTTATGATGTTACGGCTTATACTAAAGCTGAAGTATTATATAAAGAGAGGAAGAATGAGGAAACAAAAGAGGTTCATTTTGATTTGACTCCTTCTACTCCTTTTGTCAGTGAAGTTATCAAGCCAGATGATGATAGGAACGTATTGAGTCAAGTGACAGTCAGTGCTAATGCAGAGAAGGTTGATATAGATGAGACTATCACTGCTAATGGTGATTATGACTTTAGTAAGGATGTCTTTATTGACAAGGCTAAAGTGACAGTTGAAGTACCTCCTATACCAACCCAAGAGAAGTTCATAGAACTATATTATAACAATCAAAGAGAAGAAGTGACACCTGATGAAGGTTATAATTTAAGCAAGGTGACTGTTTTGAGCAGTATTCCTGAAGAGAACCCAGTCGTTGATATAGTTGAGAATGGTCAGACTACTATAACTAATCAAGGATGGAATGCATTGATTAAGACAGCAACTATAAATGTCAATGTACCTATCAAAGAAGAGGAGACAAAGTCAGTAACTATCACAGAGAATGGTACCACGACTGTTTCTCCTACAGAAGGAAAGACATTGAGTCAAGTTGATGTGACAGTAGATGTACCTTCTGATAAAGTTCCTACTCAAGAGAAGAGTGTTTCATACTCTACTAACGGAACTCGTGAAGTAACACCTGATGAAGGGTATAACTTAAGTAAGGTGAATGTAGAAGTTAACATTCCTTTACAGATTAAGAAGGAAGTGACTGGGTCGACTAACGTATGGACCTATGCTGTACGTCCTGATGATGGTTATGCTGCTGTCAGAGAGGTTGAGTTTACAGTTGATATACCACGTGAGAGACCAAGAGTAACTATCACAGAGAATGGTGAGACAACTATTCGACCTGAGGGTGAGGGTGCTATACTGACTGCAGTTGATTTAGATGTCAACGTACCTAACGTACCTACTCCTACACAGTCAAGAGAAGTTGACATAACAGAAAATGGAACGACTGTAGTAGAGCCTTCTTTAGAAGGATATGACTTGAGTAGAGTGACCATCAATGTCAATGTACCCCAGAAAGAAGAAGAGACTAAGTCGGTCACTATCACAGAAAATGGTAATACAACTATCTCTCCTACAGAAGGAAAAGTGTTAAGTCAAGTTGATGTGACAGTTGATGTGCCTAATGTACCTACTCCTACACAAGAGAAAGAAGTGAGTATTGATACTAATGGTACCACTGTTGTTACTCCTGATGAAGGATATGACTTGAGTAAAGTGACAGTCAATGTCAATGTACCTGAAAAGACTCTTGAAGATAGGTGGTATAGTGTTTCATTGCCTACTGAATCGGGTGAGACATCTATAACAGAAGAGATACTTCCTGATACTGCTGATGGAATGGCTAAAGTAAATCTTTCAGTATCTGTGGATGCTCAACATTTTGAAGAGACATACACAGAGAATGGTGATTATAGCATTGATCCAACGTCTCCATATCTATTTACTAACGGAACTATTCACGTCAATGTACACCAGAAAGAAGAAGAGACCAAGTCAGTCACTATCACAGAGAATGGTACTACGACTGTTACTCCTACAGAAGGAAAGACATTGAGTCAAGTTGATGTGACGGTTGATGTACCTGCAACTGGAAGACTCGTTGTACCTAATAGAGGGTATAAGTTTGGGGGTATAGGTGCAACGGATATAGGTAGTTCGGTAGTTGCTTATACTTATGCTTTCCCTGATATATTTGATTTCTCTCAAGTGGAAGATTTTAGCCTTATGTTTGCAAATAGTGCAGGTTTGACGAGCATACCAAATATAGATATGACTAAAGCTACTAACATAGATAAGATGTTCTGGAGTGATAGAAGTCTTACGAGTGTAAACTTATCTTTAGGGAATAGTTGTACAAGTGCTACTGAGACATTTAATTACTGTACCTCTCTTACAAGTGTCGATATCAGTGGTTCGACTATTCAAAACTGGAATAACTGCTTCTATGGTTGCCAACAGCTTGAAACAGTACATATTAATATGTCAAGTGCAACAAGGTTTAGTAATATGTTTTATGCTCCAAATAAACCTTACACTTTTGCTATCACTGATTTGAGTATAGGGTCATTTGGAAGTTCATTTGATAACTTCTCTTATACTCTTGACTTAAAATGCCTAAATGCATTAACAACCGAATCAGTAACTAACATATCTAATGATGTTGCAATAGTATATTACAATTCAGGTACATACACTATTATATTTAATACAGATGTATTTAATGCAATATCTGATGAAGTTATGACTAATTTTACAGGCAAAGGTTGGACTATCACTTCAGCTGATGCATCTTAAAAATAAAAAAGACTATGATTTATATCAATACTAGTACAACATTTGTAGCAATTCCCCGTTTAGATGACGGGGCAATTGCTCAGATAACTTTTGTTAATCAGCTGACACAGAAGCGTTTTGACGTGCCAGTTGAAGATATGTCAAAGAATGGCAGTCAATATAAAGTTAATATCAGTAGTTACATAGATTACTTTGAGAATGGTCAATATGACTACTATGCTAAAGATACTAAAGGTAACGTACTTATCACAGGCATAGCACAGTTTGGAGAGTTTGTTCCAGGTACCAGTTCGTATGAAGTATCTGCTGATATTCAACAATATACGCCTGATGATAGTTACCAGCCTGCAATCAAAAGTACTTTACGTATCAATGAGAATGGTACTTATGATGTAGTTCGTTATGATGAAGCTATTGTTGAAGTAGAGAAAGGGAAAGTATCTTCTTATTGGTTGATGTCTCGTAATTATGGTATTCCTAATATATCTCTATCTGATGTTACATCTACCTTTGAGATAGAGTTTAGATTAAGGAGTAATACTAATGGGCAGACTATTTTTGATGATGGCTATACATCTCTGATATACGATGATGATCAATATAAAGCAAGGTTGAATGGCGGTGAATGGACTGAAACATTTGTAAGAGAGAATGATGTTAAAGAGCGTACTGTAAAATTAACGGGAACCAAACTGCAAATAGACTATTATGTTTTCGATTTGATTGATGGGGGACATAAATGGGATTATAATCGGTTGTATATAGGTGGGAAAGATAGTGTTATTGTTGGTGATATAGATCTCTTTCATATAAGATACATTTTTGATAATGGTAATGTTGCATCTGACTATAGGCCTAATGTAGTCAATGGTGCATCAGTCTTTCTGGATGAGATCAACAATAACGA